AATTTACCTTATGGCAAAGATGTTAAAAAGAAAATTCACGAAGAATTTAAAAATGTATTAAATCTAATGCATTTTAACACAAAAGGTCATGACATATTCAGAAGATGGTATGTTGATGGCCGTGTCTATTATCAAAAAATTATAGATAGAGATTCGCCTACATTGGGCATTACAGAATTAAAATATATTGACCCAAGAAAAATCAAAAAGATTAGAGAAGTAAGAAAGAAAAGACCAGAAGGTCAAACTGGCAGTCTTACAATGATAGATGAATATGTAGAGTATTACCTATTCAACGAAAAAGGAGTTTCAGGCACAACATCAGGTAGTGGTATAAAAATTGCACCAGACACAATTGCTTTTTGTCCATCAGGTTTAGTAGACCAACAAAAAAATATTGTAATGTCTTATTTACATAAGGCAATCAAACCTGTTAATCAATTAAGAATGATTGAAGACGCTGTTGTTATATACAGAATAGCAAGAGCACCTGAAAGAAGAATTTTTAAAATTGATGTAGGCAATTTACCAAAACTAAAAGCAGAACAATATCTAAGAGATGTTATGGCAAGATATAGAAATAAACTTGTCTATGACGCTTCTACAGGTGAAATTAGAGATGATAGAAACTATATGTCTATGCTTGAAGACTTTTGGTTGCCAAGTAGAGAAGGTGGTAGAGGTACTGATATTTCTACATTACCAGGCGGCCAAAACTTAGGTGAAATTGCAGATATTGAATATTTTCAAAAAAAACTATATCGTTCATTAAATGTTCCTGTAAGTAGATTAGAATCTTCACAAGGATTTAATTTAGGTCGTGCTAGTGAGATTACTAGAGATGAACTTAAATTTACTAAATTTGTACAAAGACTAAGAAAGAAATTTACAGAACTATTTAACGATTTACTAAAAACACAATTAATCTTAAAGAAAGTTATTTCTGAAGAAGACTGGACTTTGATTAATCAAAATATTAATTATGATTACTTACAAGATGGTCATTTTGCAGAATTAAAACAAACTGAAATGATGAGAGAAAGACTTCAGTTAGCAAATGAAATGAGAGATTATATTGGTAAGTTTTATAGTGTTGAGTACATCAGAAAAAATATACTCAAACAAAGCGACGCTGAAATTGATGAAATGGATGCACAAATTAAACAAGAAATTGATACTGGTATTATTCAAGACCCTACGGCTCAAATGGATGATACCCCAATGGAGGATGAAATATAATGAGTGAAGAAATAAGAAACTTTATAGATAAACTTGGCGATGGCAATAACATTGAAGCTGGGGATGCTTTCAAGGATGCTTTAAGACAAAAAGTAGGAGATAACTTGGATGCTAGAAGAAAAGAATTAGCAGGACAATTATTCAGTACTGCTCAATCAATACCATCTGAAGCAGAAGCTTTTAGTGACCCAAAACCTGAAATTGCTGAACCAGGAACTTTTAATCAAGATGGTTCTGTTTCTATCCAAAATGATGGTAAAGCAGACATAGATTTAACATCAGATGAAGCTAAGTAATATATTTGAAGATTACAATTTAGTAGATTCATCTGCTTATAAATCATTGTCGCCAAAATTAAAAACGGCTGTCAATGAGTTTTATAAAATGTTAGACAACAGACATGATAATGGAAGTTATCAAGATGATAATTTTTGTGAAAATATAGAAGACTGTGTGAAGACAATAGTATCTTCACATGATATAACAAAAGAACAATTGTTAGATTACATAGAATTAGAAGTAAGAGAGCAATTAAAACAAACAGAGGTGTAAAGGAACTATGGCAGTTACAACTAAAATTTTATCAGATACTAAAACACATGCCAAAGTATTACTCACCTGGAACGCTGACGCCGCTACAACAGCTGCGGCCGTGGATGCTTCAGGATTAAGTGGGCATGCTGATGGAGCTAAACTTCATATTACAAACATTGTATATGGTGTAGGTTTAGGAGAATGTAAATTAGAATTTAAAGGTGCTTCAAGTGATGTTGAGGCAATAAACTTATGTGGTTCAGGCCACTATTATGGTGCAGTAATTAAAAATACAGCAACCAATACAGGTGCAACAGGTGGAGACATTGAGGCAATTACAACTAATGCTTCATCCGGTTTTGCATTATTAACATTACAAAAACAAGGTATGGGTGAAAATAGCTAGGAGACATTATGGCAGATTTAGTAACAACACAGACAATTGCTGATACATCAGGTGTTAAATTTGTAGCAAAACTTACAAACTTTTCCGATGGTACAGGCGAAACTTTGGTTAAAAAAGTTGACGCTTCAACATTAACCTTTATGTCTGAAGATGGTAATAGGGTTATATCTAAAGTATATTATTCTATCAATACATCTGATAGTAAATCTGGTGTTGAACTTATTTGGGATGGCACAACAAATGCGACAGCATTATTTTTATCAGGACAAGGATTCATGGATTTTAGAACAGATGGTAATAGTATACCAAATAATGCGACAACACCAACAGGTGATGTGCTGTTAAGTACAAAAAACTT